TAGGAATGTCCACACTAAACTTAAGTGACTCTACTCTATTAGTCCCTCTTTTGGAATAATCTTTTGCAAATTTAATAAATTTATTGGAAAGAGCACTGAAAACTCTACCATCCTTACTAACATAATACCCAGGAACAATTTGACCATATTTTTTTATGGGTTTAAATTCTTCTTCTAAATTTTCAAATAACATAATTAATCAAAATCAATTCCTTTCTTTGATGTTGTTCTCTCATGTATTCTCCTACAGATCTCATAGTGTAGGTATGATCAAACTCAATTGCTTGCCAGTCTTTAAATCTTTCTCTTACTAACTGGTCTGAATTATAACTAACCATCATGTCCATAGGATGATCATCACAATCAGCAGCAAAGCTATCGTGATCAAATCTTTTGTGCATTGATCCTTTATTCCCATAGAGATTATCCTTAATGTCATAAGGAGGATCAAGATACATAAAAGCACCCTTGTTTCCATCCATCAAATAACCATAGGAATAATTAGTTATACGCCAATGCTGAATTATCTCAGAATACTCAGGCAGTTTTTGAATCCCTGACAGATTGAAGTTGTTATTGGATGCCTGCTCTGAGAATGAAGAGCTTTCTGTGAGACCACTAAAAGAACACTTATTGACAATATAGAAAGCCACAGCACGATCAAAATTTGACACAGTTTTGTCATTGATCTTCTCCTTAGAAACTAAGAAAAGTTGCTTTGCTTTATCTGGAGTATTATTTGCTTTCTTTAAATCAACAAGTTCACTTTTCAAATCATACCCAAACATCTGAAGTTGTTGCCAGAAGTTTACCAGAGGTTCATACAAATCATTCACCCAAATATCTAGTAAAGGATATTGCTTAGTTATATAAATTGCAACACTGCCACCACCAAGAAATGGTTCTCTGAACTCATCATATTCTCTTAGATCAGGAAAGTACTGTGCCAATTTAGGAACTGCCCTAGACTTTCCTCCAGGGTAACGTAAAGGAGTTTTCAACTGTTTCATTTAAACTTACACTCCACCATAATCTCAGTCAGTGCTGCTAGAAGGTTAATTTCCTGGTCAGCCACGAACGCACTTTGATATTGGTACTTAGCAATAACAAGAACGGCAGCGGGGATAGACTCGGGAGAAAGGCAACTATAACAGGAGTCATAAATCCCGCGAAGTAGGTTAGTAGGATCGTTGTCCAAGTTGGCGACCACCCACTTTCTAACTTCTGAGAAGTTTTTATCTTTGAGACATTTAATGAGATCATTTGTTTTTACATCACTAAAGACAGCAAGAATAGCAGAATCAATTGATCCGCCTACAGAGTATCTTTGACACTCATTAAGAACACGTCTCCAATCAGGAAAGTGTTTATTGATTATTTGGGCAAGGACTTTAGGATCGTATTGTATACGTTCTTCATCCAAGATGTCCTGTAGACGCTTGAAGAAGGATCCTGCCAACTGGGTTTTTTCTTTTCCTTTGATGGAAAAGTCAATGACTGCACATCTTGAATGCAGTGGTTCAATGATTTTGTTTTTGTAGTTGCAGGTAAAGATAAATCTGCAGTTCTTATAGAATGTCTCAATGTTAGCCCTAAGAAGGAGTTGTACATCTGAGGTTGTGTTGTCAGCCTCATCAATAATGATGACCTTGTGTTTTGCATCTGAAGAAAGTGAGACGGTCGAAGCAAAGTTCTTTGCTTGGTTCCGTACTGTGTCCAGAAATCTTCCCTCGTCAGATCCATTGATGACATAATAATCTGCTCCTAGTTCATGGCATAATGCCTTTGCTACTGTTGTTTTGCCACACCCAGCAGGTCCAGCAAGGAGAAGATTAGGAACTTCCCCCTTCTCTACAAAATCTTTAAATGTTTTCTTTGTCACATCAGGCAGAATGCAGTCATCAATCTTTTTAGGACGATACTTTTCTACCCACAAAAATTGTTCGCTCATAATAAAATAGTCAGGTTTACAGAGGTTGTGGACCACCCACAATAATTGCAGAGGGAATCTGTGCCTGTGCAACTTTTGTTGCATGGCATTGATTATTTGCCTCTACAATTATTTCCAGATATCTACTGTCTTTTGGTAGTTTGTATCTGACTTTGTATTTCATCCAAATGTTGAATCAGGTTCAAGAGCAATAAAATAATTTAGATTATACTTCTCATTAGTAAATTTGGAAATACATTTCTGAGAGATAACCACATTGTAAGATCCAGGAATGATCTTAATGTTTTCAACCTTAAAGTTGAAGGTAAACTCTGAATCAGTTTCACCAACAATAATTGAATACTCATTAGAAGTATCATTCTTCTTGTCACGAACAACAAGACTAATAACACCATTTGCTCCAACAGCAGAAAGATCTGGCAGTTGATATACTGCTGCTGCTTTAATCAACTTATCAAGTTGAGAGTGATCTACTTGGAAGCACACATCTTGGGTTGGAAGAGAAATCTCTTTCTCTGGGGGAGACACAATAACCTCAGGATCTGCAAAGAAATATTTGACCTTCCTTTTACCTTCTCTAATAATCAAATAAGAATCATTAGTAAAATCAAGATCAGGATCTTGATGAAGTCCAACTCCATTTAGGAACTGATTGAGATCATAAATGGCAAAGTCTTTGGGAAATTCTTCATTAACATCTGCCTCAGCAAGAATGTTTTGCATGACAGAAATAGTCCTAAGTTTATTACCTTGCTTCACCAGAATGGACTGGTTAATAGAAGCAAAGTTCTTAAGAACAGAAAGAGTAGTATCAGAAAGTTTCATAATTTGAGGTTTCAGTTTCATTTGTTTTCAACAAGATTAAGATGATTAATCAAGAGAATAGTATAGTGCAGAACTTTAAACAAGTCAGCACGAGGTGTTCCTTTAGTATCATAACGATCAATGTACTTGGTTACATTACCAGCACAAAAACCTTCACGACGATTGTGTTTAATCTTATCCAAAGTTTGTTCAGTACCACCACCAGTTCTATCAACATAATGTTGACTATAAGTACTGGAGATATACTGTTCAAGTTGCTTTAGGATTTTATCTTCATTATATTTCCAAAACCCATTTTTATTTGTGTCTTCAGGCATAGTAATCAAATCAAAAGTAGTAAGTGTTTCAGTTGTATCTGATGGACACCAGAATCCATCTGCTGTCATTTCCCAACCTTCTTTAATCATGTCCGTGTAAGTTTTTTCATCTTCAGGACCAAACATAACAAAAATTATAACTTGTCAAACAACATGATAGCACTTTGTCTAGTCAGAGTCAACCATCATGCTGAATCCTTTTCTCTTCTCAAACTTAATTGTTTGATCAAATTTTTCCAACAGGTCTTCAACTTTGTGAGAGATCACAAATGTATTTGAGTCTTTTACTACAAACTTGATAATTTTTGTAAAATAATCTGTTCCTGCTTCATCAAGTGAACTATCAAAAACTTCATCAAGTATTAGTAGATTTGTGTTGATTGAGTTTTTAACCTTGGCAACTTCTCTCCAGGTAAACAATAGTGCCAAGTCAATTCTCATTTTCTCACCTTCTGAGAATGATGAGTATGAGAAGTCTTCATAAATTGGATTTAAGGACTTCTCATTAAACTCTTCATCTAAAGTAAAGTTTACAGGGAAGTCTAAGATTTCTAAGTATTTGTTTAAGTTGCTATTAATTACTGGGAGATACTTCTTTATGATCTTAGACTTTGCCCCATCATCTTTGAGGAGTAAACTAATGAACTCGTAGTTCTGCAATTCTTCTTTTTTATTTGAAGAATCTTCTAAAATAGATTCTAGAGATTCTTTTAAAGAGTCTAACTTTTCATACTCAGTATCTGTGTCTTGATTTCTGCTGGTAAGTGTTTGAATTTCAGATTCAGTTTCTTGGATTTGTTTTCTAAGTCCAGAAATTTTAACGTTGTTAAAATTAATTTCATTTGCTAGTTGTGTAACCTCTTTAGTAAGTTGTAAGAACTCATGTTGTTTTTTCTTTTCTGCCTCAATGGATTGTTCTAGTTCTTGTTGACCTTTTTGAACTTCCTTTGATTTATCCTCAATTTGTTCAATCTTATTTAACCTAAATTCCTCCTGAATGTTTTGAGTGCATGTAGGGCAAACCCTATTAGTTTTAAAAAACTTGTGCTCATCTACTAAGTTAGTAATTTTTTGTTCTATCTTTATGTTTAGTTTTTCTAACTTCCTAAGAAGATCTTCAGAAAAAGAAACTTGTTCTAATCTTTTTGTATTTTCTTCAACTTGTAAATGAATATCTTGATTATCTTTTACCAGCGAACTTATTTCTGTATCCAAAGATACTATTTTTGTTTTTCTAGATTGTATATCTTCTGTCTTTCTTTTCCTTAACTTCTCAATAAAGTCTTGCTGTGATTCTATTTTATCTTCTACATTGTCTTTTTTATATC